CACTCACACATTGGTGACTCCTTTGGCTACCTGATGCTTGGTGGCGGCGAATACAACCGCATGACCAGAACCCACCAGCTCGGTGGCCGACCCATGGGCCAGTCCAGCGCCAGCACCGACTTTGATGTATTTGCATGAGAGATATCGCCACGATATACAGCCATTGCCCCTTGTACAAAGCCCATTAGAATCGTTTGCATATGATTGAAGTTGACTTGGGTGTGGTGCATCACTTTTCTGATGGCTTGTATGCCAAGGAGATGCTGTTGCCAGCAAAGCATTTTGCGGTCAGCCATGCGCATGCCTACGATCATTTGAGTATTTTGGCTAAAGGCGATGTGACGGTGGAGGTTGAGGGGGTAAGGACAGAATACAAGGCACCTGCCTGTATCAATATTCTTGCTGGCCAACATCACATCATCACAGCGCATGAAGACAGTGTTTGGTTTTGCATCCACGCGACGCAAGAGACAGATGCAGACAAGATTGATCAGGTTTTGATTGGAGGTTAATTATGGCCATTTACATTGCCAGCGCAATTCTTTTAAGTTCTGCTTATACCGCCAACGAGGCGCGTAAATCACGCAAAGAAGCTGAAGACCAGCAGCGCACCATGCTGTCTCAGCAGGCCTCTGACCAAGCAGCCATGCGACTTGAGCTTGGAAAACAAACCGCTGAGTATGCCAAGCAAGGCGCGTCCCTTGAGCAGCAAGCCAACATCGCTCGCGAGCAGTTTGCAACATCGCAGCAAAACTACCAGACCAACAAGCTGGAGATGGAGCGCAAGGCCAAAGAAGTGCAGGCCGCAGCCGACGAAGAGCGCCGCAAAGCTGCAGCTGCCGAGGCATCCGCGCTCAGAGCTCGCACCCGTGGTGGCCGCAGATCTCTTCTCTCAGGCGAGCGCATGGATGCCGAGCTTGGTCTAGGCATGGATCTCGGCAGCGCAGGCATGAGGATTCAGTAATGGCCACACTGCCCCAATTCAAACAACGCCAGATCGCCCGGCGCAGCACATCTGACATTGACCGCTTGGCCAAGCAGTACAAAGCCAACATCGATGCGCTGACCGGCGAGTACCAAACCGCATTTGCTGGGTACCAAACTGGCGTGGCCGAGAAGATGAGGCCTTTTGAAGAGCAGATGGCCACATACAAAGAGTCGCTGCTGCCAGCCTATGAAACTCAAAAGACGGCCTACCAAAAGAAGCTGGATGAGTACACCGCTACGCTGGCCGAGCTAGAAAAAAATCCTGTCATTGAGCGCACAGCAATCAAAGAAACCAAGAAACCACGTTACGGTTTGTTTGGCCTTGCTGGCTATGAAGTCAAGCGCGAGCCCTACACCTATTACGAGCCAAAACCAATCCCCACGTTTACCGAAAAAGCACCTGCACTGCCAACCGCGCCAGTTGCGCCAGAGATTGAGAAGTTTGATGAAGGCGAGTTCGGCACCAAGCGCACCGCAGCCGAGAGCACATTCAAACGAGAGGTGGGCGAGCGCAAAGCAGCAAGGCTTGGTGCCGTTTCCCGCAAGATGACCCGACCAATGTTAAGAGGAGCTGAATAATGCCCGGACACTATGACGACAAATCAAGCAAGATGCAAGACAAAGTTGCCAAGACCATGCGCGACTACAAAGCAAAACCCGCAGACAAGGCACCAGCTGCTAAGCCAATGCCAATGCGCGGCCAGCGCACCACCACCAACGCGATGAACAAAAAGAAATGAAAGAAGTCTGGGATAAGCCGCGACCTAAAGATCTTGGCAAGCCAAAGGAAATGTCGTCAGCTGAGAAGCGCAACGCCATGCGCCGCGCCGCCAAGGCTGGCCGTCCTTACCCCAACTTGGTTGACAACATGGCTGCGGCGCGAGAAAAGAAGTGAGCAAGTACAAGGATCCAGAGGGTGGCCTGACCGAAGCCGGTCGGCGCAAGTTTGAGAGCTCTGGCGAAAGCGGCAACCTGCAGCCGGGTGTCAAAGAAAAGAGCCCAGTTGGCCAAGCACTGCGTCGCAAAGGATCGTTCCTTACCCGTTTCTACACCAACCCAAGCGGCCCACTGGTGGATGACAAGGGCGAGCCTACCCGGCTGGCACTGGCAGCCAATGCGTGGGGTGAGTCTCCTCCACGCACAGCTGGCGCAGCTGCAAGGCTGGCAGCCAAAGGCCGCAACATGTTGGAGAAGTACGAATTGCAAAAGGATTGATGATGGAATACGAAAAAAATAACCCGTCTGGCGGCATGCGTCTGACACCAGATCAGATCTTGAAACGGCAGATTGCTGCCCAAGCCAAGAAGGATGAATTCCAGCAGCTGTACCAAGATGCCTACGAATTTGCCCTGCCCCAGCGCCAGCTCTATGGCGTGTGGGAGGGTGGCGCAGTTGGCTCCAAGAAGATGCAGCGTGTGTTTGACTCGACCGCGATCAACTCTACCCAGCGGTTTGCCAACCGGCTGCAGTCTGTCGTCTTCCCACCACAACGCAAGTGGGCCAAGCTGGAAGCTGGCTCGGACATTCCCGCTGATCGCAAGCAGCAAGCCCAAGCCGTGCTTGAGGTCTATCAGGACAAGATGTTCACCATGCTGAACCAGTCCAACTTTGACATCGCCATGGGCGAGTTCTTGCTGGATCTGGCGGTCGGCACCGCCTGCATGATGGTGCAGCCCGGTGATGATGTGCAGCCGCTCAACTTTATCCCCGTGCCCCTGTTCTTGGTGAGCTACGAAGAAGGCGCAAACGGCCAAGTGGACAACGTCTACCGCCGCATGCGCATGAAGGGTGAGTCTATCCAGCGCCAGTGGCCAGATGCCGAGATTCCTCAAGACATGCAGCGCCGCATTGAGAACAAGCCGACCGATGACATTGAGTTGCTCGAAGCCACCATCTACGATCACAAGCGCGGTGACTACTGTTACCACGTTATTGACAAGGTGTCCAAAGAAGAGCTGGTCTACCGCCGTCGCAAGATGAGCCCGTGGGTGATCAGCCGATACATGAAGGTGGCCGGTGAGATCTATGGCCGTGGCCCATTGATGACCGCCCTGCCAGACATCAAGACGCTGAACAAGGTCAAAGAGTTGCTACTCAAGAACGCATCGCTGGCCGTGGCTGGGGTCTACACCGCTGCAGATGATGGTGTGCTCAATCCCAACACAGTCAAGATTACGCCGGGGGCCATCATCCCAGTTGCTCGCAATGGCGGCTCGCAAGGCCCAGCCCTGCTGGCTCTGCCACGCTCTGGCGACTTCAATGTGAGCCAGCTGGTGATCAACGACATGACGGCAAGCATTAAGCGGATCTTGCTGGATGAGTCGCTGCCGCCAGACAACATGTCGGCCCGTTCAGCCACCGAGATCGTCGAGCGCATGAAGGAGCTGGCCCAGAACCTTGGCTCTGCCTTTGGCCGCTTGATCAACGAAACCATGATCCCCGTCACCGCCAAGATCTTGGAAGTGATGGACGAGCGTGGCTTGATCGACATGCCGCTGCGGGTCAATGGCTTGGAAGTCAAGGTCACCCCAGTGGCACCGCTGGCCATGGCGCAAAACATGGAAGAGGTCAATTCGATCATGCAGTACATGCAGATCGCGCAGAGCTTGGGTACTGATGGCCAGCTGGTCATCAAGACTGATGTGCTGGTGGACTATCTGGCCGACAAGCTGGGTGTGCCGGCAGCCGTGCGCAACACCGCAGCCGAGCGTGCCGTGCTCATGGAAGAGATGAGAAATCAGCAACAGCAGCAAGCTATCGCACAAGCCATGGCCATGCAGGCCCAAGCTGGTGCTGGCATGCAAGCCCTACCCGCACCAGAAGGAGCAATGTGATGGATTATGGAAACCGACCAGATGGCGAGAAAAAAGGCATGGGTTACTTTGGCGAGCTAAAGAGATCCAATGGCGATGTGTCCACAGAGATATCTGTGGGCGTTGGCATGGACGGCAAAGAGATGGAAATACCTTTGATTGTCCCAACCCTTACCAAAAAAGAGCTGAATTACTTATTGAGCACAGATGTGGAGAGCAAGTCATTCTTCACAAATATGCCGCCATCAATTATGGACAAAGCATACGAGCATGCAAAAAACAGAATTAAATCTGGCATGTCGCCATTTGCTGATGAAGACGAAATGATGGAGATGCCAGAAAAATGAGCTGGGAAGAACTAGAAGCCATTGGCCAGCCAAGCGATATCCGCGAGGTTGACCAGAAGCGCGAAGACTTAGCTCGGCTGACCCTGCGGGTGTTCAGCTCTGAAGATGGCCAAAAGCTGCTGCAGTGGTTGCAGCTCATGTATGTGAATGTGCCCATTGCCGTGCCGGGCACAGACCCTTCACACGCCTTCTTTGCCGAAGGGCAAAGGACGGTGGTGAGGGACATTGAGGTGCGGATTCAACAAGCAAGGAAACTATGACAGACACAGCAACCGTCGAGCCCGGTGGAACCGGCCTACTTGACAACGTGCAAGTGAGCGACCAAACCACCCCGACCAATCCCCAAGCCGTAGAGATTGACCACAAAGCCGCGGCGCCAGATGCATTGGCTGCGTCTGACCCCGATGACCCCCTAGAGCGGCCAGACTTTTGGCCAGAAAACTTCTGGAAGAAAGACTCCAACGAGCCCGACCTAGAAGGCATTGCAAAATCCTGGTCGGATCTGCGCAAGCAAATCAGCCAAGGCAAGCACAAAGCGCCAGCAGACGGCAAGTACGACCTCAAGGCCTTCGGTGAAGAGGCTGAAGCCAACCCTATCGCATCTACCTTGGCCACATGGGCAAAGGACAACAGCCTGTCGCAGGCCGCATTTGATGACTTGGTGGGCAACCTGCAAACCCAAGCGCGTGAGCTGATGCAAGGCGACATGGTTGACCCAGCAGCCGAGATGAAGCAGCTGGGCCCCAACGGTGGCGCAATCGTCAATGGCATGGTTGACTGGGCTCGCGGCTTGGTCAACAAGGGTGTCTGGTCAAAGGATGACTTTGAAGAGTTCAAGATTATGGGCGGCACCGCTCGCGGCATCACCGCGCTGATGAAGGTGCGCGAGGCCTATGAGGGCAGAGTGCCAACCCAGAGCGCACCGCTTGAAGGCGCACCCAGCAAGGATGAGCTCTACCAAATGGTGCAAGATCCACGCTACAAGACCGACCCCGGCTACCGCACCAAGGTCGAAAAGATGTTTCACGCAAGTTTTAAATAATCTCTCCAAGGCAAGCAGTTGCCCTTTGACCCAGCTTCGGCTGGGTCTTTTTTGTGCAACATCCAAACCTACCTATTGCGTTGTGGCAAAAAAGTCATACAATCCGGCCAAGGCCCACCGGGCAACCGACCCTTACCGCAGTGGATGCTGACGACTGGCTGGCGATACTAGCAAGCATTCGGCCCTGACTATCAGGCTTACCGGCGCGAGAACCCTGTTTTTTCAACAACCGAATGAGGTATCCAAATGAGCATTTCTTTAAGCAATGCCTTCGTTACTCTCTTCGACGCGGAAGTCAAACAAGCCTACCAAGGTCAGGCAAAGTTGGTTCCGGCGGTTCGCCAGCGTCGTGGAGTCGAAGGTTCAGTAGTTAAGTTCCCCAAAGTAGGCAAGGGTGTCGCAACTATTCGCGTCCCCCAAACCGATGTCACCCCTCTGAATGTTGCATTTAGCTCAGTCACTTTGACTTTGGCTGACTACAACGCAGCAGAGTACTCTGACATTTTCAGCCAAGCCAAGGTCAACTTCGATGAGCGCCAAGAATTGGTGCAAGTTGTTGCTGGCGCTATGGGCCGTCGCCAAGATCAAATGATTCTGGACGCACTTGCTGCATCTAGCACCAGCTTGACCGTCAGCAATGACATTGGTGGCTCTGACTCCAACATGAACATTACCAAGTTGCGCGAAGCAAAGCGCTTAATGGACAAGAACAATGTTCCACCTGATGGCCGCAACATCATCATTCACGCAAATGGCTTGGCCAACTTGCTGTCTGAAACCAGCGTGACTAGCTCCGACTTCAACAGTGTGAAAGCATTGGTGCAAGGCGAGCTCAATACATACTTGGGATTCACATTCCATGTTTTGGGTGACCGCTCTGAAGGTGGTTTGGCTATTGACGGATCACTTGATCGCAGCTGCTTTGCATTTCACAAGGATGCCGTGGGCTACGGTGAAGGTATCGCCATGCGTACCGAGATCAACTACATCGCCGAGAAAACTTCTTGGTTGGTGAATGAGGTCTTCAGTGCTGGCGCTATCGCCATTGACGATGAAGGTATCGTCAAGATCACTTGCCGTGAAACTTAATCTAGGAGACTGACATGGCATTTTCAAGCACTGGTTTTGTGACCGTATGCGCTGCCAAATCTGGCAATGCACCATCCATGTATCTGTACAAAACGGCAGATACCCAAGCCACGGTTAACACCGTGAGCTACTTCGACAGCATTGCTACGCTGTTAAAAGTCGGCGACATCATCTTTGTCTATGACTCCACCACCCCTAGCTTGGTGTTGACTTACGTCAATGCCGTCTCTTCAGCTGGTGTGGTTGACATTGCTGACGGCACCACCGTGAGCGCAACTGACACCGACTAATTGGTGGTCAGTCAACTGGGCCAGCTTCTGGGGATTCTCGGAGGCTGGCCCTTCTCACATTGAGAGGTTCAAATGGCTGCTGGTGACACTGGTGTATCGATCTGCTCTGATGCCCTCCTCCTGATCGGGGCGAAGGCAATATCGTCTTTTAACGACGGCACTGATGAGTCAAGCGTGTGCGACCGACTCTACCCAGACATCCGCGACTCCACCTTGGTCATGTACCCGTGGTCATTTGGCATGAAGAAGGTGCAGCTGGCTCAGCTCATCACCACCCCAACAACTGTCTGGCGCTATGAATATCAGCTGCCGGGCGACAAACTGGCCAACCCGCGTGCTGTGTACAACAGCGCCAACTCTGGCAGCCCAGTGCAAAAGGACTGGGAGATCCAAGGCGACAAGCTACTCACCAACCTGACCAGCGTTTACATTGACTATCAATTCAGCGTCCCTGAGTTTGCAATGCCCCAGTATTTTGTGCAGCTGCTCAAATACATGGTGGCTTGGCACGTTGCTGAAACCATCACTGAGCAACAAGACAAGTCTGCCAGATGGCAGCGTGTGGCCACTGGCGACCCGTCAGAGAATGGCCGTGGTGGCTACCTGCGCCAAGCCATGCAAATTGATGGCCAGAACAACCCGGTGCGCATCATCGAAGACTACAGCTTGATTGCGGTGAGGAACTGATGCCACGCTTTGTAGAGTTCACCACCAACTTTGCGACAGGCGAGCTCGACCCATTGCTGCGTGCGCGGGTTGACTTGGCCGCATACGGCAATGCACTGGCCAAGGCCACCAACGTGCTGATCCAGCCGCAAGGTGGCCTGCGCCG